AGAAGTAATAAAATATTACTTTTCTCCAAATTTAATATTTAAAAATAGTGAAGACGAATTTTTAAATTTATATTGCTTTATTGCAAAAGTCGATCCGTGGTTGGACGAAATAAATATTCCAGAACCAGAAAATTCTGATTTTTATTTAAAAAATGTCAATAAAAATTTAATTGCTTTAAAAAAGATTAATACTAATGATATTTGCCCTGTTATAAAAAGAATTGATTGGGTAACTGGAACAATATATGAACATTATTCTTCTGATCAAGTTTCTAATATACAATATTACGTCAGAAATTCATACGATCAAGTATTTAAATGTTTATCAAATGGAACAACTAAAAATTCACTATCTGGAGTTCCTTCTATAACGCAACCATTAATTGATTTTACCACTAATTTTACTGATAATATTATTGATACTGGAGATGGGTATATTTGGAAATATTTGTATAGTATTGACGTCGGCGCTAAATTAAAATTTTTTGACGAAAATTGGATGCCTTTACCAATAACTACACATAGAAAATCAATAAAAAATAATACAATTGGTTGTGGGGAAGTATCTATTATTAATGTATATGATACAGGTGAAGGATATTCGAACGATAATGGTTTTAATATAACAACATCTATAAAAATAGATGGAGATGGCACTGGAGCGCAAGCTAGAGCTATTATTGCTAATAATAAAGTAGAAAAAATATTAATGATGAGTTTCGGCTCAAATTATACATATGCTACTGCAAACGTGGTTCCAAATATTGGATATACAGGCAATGGCGCAGTTTTACTTTCTGAAATTTCTCCCGTCGGCGGTCATGGACACGATTTAATATCAGAATTAGGTTGCAGAACTCTTATGATTACCGCAGAATTTAATGGTACAGAAACTGGAACTTTACCTGCCGATATTGACTATAGGCAATTAGGATTATTAACCAATCCAGAAATACTTATTGGGTCAGAAATAAAATTTGCAAATTCTTCTATATATAAAACAACTCATGACGTTACTGTTTCGCAAGGGTCTGGTATATATCAACAAGACGAAATTGTATATCAAGGCGATGCTGCTACTCCAAGTTATTCGGGAAGAGTTTTAAATTTTGATGCAATAAATAACGTATTATACCTTATAAATACTCATGGAACGGTATCATTATATCAAGGGTTATTCGGAACTATATCAAATACTTCTCGGTTAATATTACAAGAAACAATCGAACAAGTAATTCCATTCTCTGGAAATATTATATACTTAGAAAATAGAACAAAAGTACAAAGAACTCCTTCTGGACTAGAACAATTTAGATTAACACTTAAATATTAAGGTTTAAAAAAAATATGCTAAATTTTAATACACAACCATACTATGATGATTTTAACGAAGATAAGAATTTTCATAGAATTTTATTTAAACCTGGAGCAGCAGTACAAGCAAGAGAATTAACTCAAGCGCAATCAATACTGCAAGACCAAATTGGCAAATTCGGTAAATTTGTTTTATCCGATGGATCTAATGTAAGCGGTGGAAAATACACATTAAACACAAACGTAAAATCGTTAAATTTAAAAAATATTGATTCAATTGCAACTGATATTGAATTTTTTACGGAAATGTTTGTTGTTGGGTCTCAATCAAAATGCGTAGGTTTAATTACTTCATGTGATATTTTAAATTATTATATGACAGTTAAATCTCTAATTAGAGGCGAAGTAAATTTTATTAGCGAAGAAACTTTATATATTTTTTCTTCTCGAGAAGTCGCATACGCATATCGTGCTGGTAATGAAACTATTATTACAAATAAACAATATGATTATACAGCGAAATTAAATATAGACCAAAATTACCCTATTTCTGGTTGTTTTGGACAAAAAGACTCGTACACGTTTACTATACCAACACAAACAATTAGTATTGGTAATATTATTACAGTAGCAAGCGAAAATTATAATACAAATTATATTGTAACTGAAATTGGTTATGATGGAACATTTAAGGTACATAGACAATTAACGAGTGATTTTAATAACGTTTCTGTAAATGTCGCAGCATATGCATCGAATTATGTATTAGAAGTAAGTTTTTCTGATGGCGTATATTTTACTAATAATACATTTGTAAAAGCATTACCGCAATCAATTATTCCAAATTTAACTACACAATATCCAAGTTGCTGTATCGGATTTGAAGTTGTTGAAACAGTTGTAGATTATATTGACGATACATCATTACTTGATCCAGCGCAAGGATCATACAATTATACTGCCCCAGGAGCAGATAGATATAAAATTTATTTAAATTTAGTTTCAAAACCGCTAATTAATGGTGGCATCGACCAAACAACATTAACCAATTCTAAATTTATTGAATTGTTAAGAATTAAAAATGGTACTGTTGTTTATGATAACACTAGCCCAGTTCTTGGTGGATTAGAAGATGTACTCGCGGCTCAAATGTATGATCATGCAGGAAATTTTATTGTAACTCCATTTAATATTTCATTTAGCGATTCAAATTTTACTGATGCAGCTACAACATTAAATGCAGTAGTTTCTTCTGGAAAAGCATACGTTTATGGGTATCCATATAATGCTACATTTCCTACCTATCTATCATTAGATAAGGCAAGAGAGACTGCAAACTCATTAAATAATATAACTAGCACATATTATGGTAATAGCGTAAGAATTTCTGATGCATCAGGCAAATTACCCATTCCTTCTTTAGGATCAAGAGTTGAAATACATTCTGTTAGTAAAAATCAAAGCAAAACTAATGAAACGAGATTAGGTTATGCTTATGTTGGTAATATTGATTATACAACAACAAATGAATATTCATTATATTTGTACAATTTAACTATTTCTGATCAAAAATTAGCTATGGCTAACTCTATAGTTGGCGCTAATTTTGCTGCGAATACAATACTAACGTCAGGCGTTAATGTTGTTACGGATTCAAAATATAATAAATTATTATTTAAATTACCATATTCGAATCCATCATCAATTTTTGATGCATCTTTAACATTAGATAAATTTACAACAATTTCTGTGTCATCAAGTACAGCTATATTGGAAACTTATAGCGGAAATAAACAATTTTCTTGCGGCGTTAATACAAATATTGATGGATTACCTCTTAGCACGAAAAATGAAAATTTTATTCTTGTTGCAAAAACTACTAATGGCGCATATAGTTCTGGAGAATATATTGATTTAGCTGATGTTGTAATTAAAGTTCAAAATATTGGCGATAATTATAGAGCAACATTTACGTTCTTAAATAGTTACACAGGATCAATTGACGTTAAATATAGCATCTACAATACTGCTCCAGCAAAAAAAGTAAAAAACCTTCAGAAAAATAAAATAGTACAAATTGATTGTAAAACCACGCCAACAAGTTTAGGGTATTCTGATATTGCAACATTCAAAGGAGTATTTAAAGCTCCTATTAATAGCGCAGTTTATATTCCAGGAAGTAATGATTCTTGGGAGGCAGCAATTGCATATGATCAATATAATGTTGTAAAATTTGGCGATAAATTGTATATATCTACAATTTCTTCTAATAGTAATAATTCTCCTCCATCTAATCCATCTAACTGGAAACTATTAGAAAATACTAAAATTAATTATAAACTGGATAATGGCCAAAAAGAATTTTTCTATGACCATGGAACAATATCTTCTCTATCTGCAGTTAATGTTGGGAAACTATTTGTATTATTTGATTATTATACCCATTCTTCTGGTGAATATATTGCATTTAATTCGTATCCTAATGGATATAGAGATATCGCATCAGTAAAAATTAATAATACGATATACGATTTAAAAGATTATATTGATTTTAGACCGCGCAGAAAAGATTCTTCTGATGCTACTATGATATTGTATGACGATTATACAATACCATCAACAATAACTGATTCTAGGTTCTATTATGACATGTCATATTATCTAGGAAGAATAGATAAATTAATATTAACCGGAGAAAGAAAATTACAATGGTTTAAAGGCGTATCATCTTATAAAAATTATATTCCACCCAAAGATGATGTTAACGGAATGACTATTGCGACTATACAATTTGACCCATATACTCCAGACGCAAAATCTATAAAAATTAATTATTCTAAACATCGCAGATATACTATGGACGATATTGGTACATTAGATACTCGTTTAACTAATGTCGAATATTATACTGCATTAACTATGGGCGAAAAAACAGCATTAGGTACAAATATAGTTGACGAGTATGGCACAAGATTAAAAAATGGATTTATAGTCGATTCATTTACTAATTTAACTATTGTTGATTTATCTACAAATGATAGAAATGTATCAATAGATTTAGTTAAAAATTTAGCTAGACCCGCTTTTGATAAAAGAGAGTATTCACAAATTACAGCATCAAAAGATGAGTTTGCTAATGAAGATTTAAACTTAAAAATTTACTCAAATGGATTAGTAAGTTTTAAATCTGCGCGCAAACCTATAATTGTACAAGATCAAGCAACTGGTTATGTAAAAATTAATCAATTTGATTCTATTTCATATAAAGGCGATTTATATTTAACTCCTCAATCTCAAGTATTCCCTGAACAATCCGGAGCAAATGTTCCAATTATTAATGAAGATACTGCTGCTATAGTAGCAGCGAAAACAACTCCAGGATTGGTATTTAATGACTGGCAAACATTTTATTCAAACACAACTGACTATAAAATAGAGGAAGGGTCAACTAGCGAAGTTACTTATGGAAAATCAGTTTATTCTGTTTCTACTGCGATTGTAGGTAAAGCAACCGAAACGCATAAAGATTTAATATCAGCTATAGTTCCTAAAACAAAACAAACGACAATTAATTTTAGAGCAACTGGATTAGCTCCATTTACACGAATGTATGTTTATATTGCAAATAGGCTTGTTAGTGGATATGTTACCCCAGATCATAATCCAATGGGCATAATTACTGGAGTTGCAATTAATTCTGGCGGTATAGGATACTCAGCAGGAGCAACGGCAGTATTAACTTCAGGTGCAAATGTTACTGCTACATTTAAATTAAATGTTACTGGTGGTGTTATTGATTCAGCTACTATTACTAATATTGGAGCTGGATATACAACAAGTGGAACAACAAAACATACTCTAACTATCACAGATTCAACGCATACTACTGCCGCTGAACTTGTAGCAGTTACCAATCCTAAACAAGGAACTTATTTATATACTGATGCTAGCGGAGAATGTTCTGGTAGTTTAACTATACCAAATAATGATATGCTTAGTTTTGATGCTGGGGAATTATTGATAACTGTTTGTAGTACTCCTCATTATGATATAGCAAATGCACTTTCTTGCGCTCAAGCAATCTATTATTCAAAATATGCATTTTTTGAAAACATTGTTACTTCAATAAGAAAACCATATATTAAAAAAATTAGAGATATTCCTGATCCTCCTGCAAAACCAAGAGTAGGGCAAATTATTGTACCATCTAAAATATCATATACGTTTAGCGATTATAAACTCCCTTATGCACAAACAAAAGGTGGTATATTAACTATTCCAATATATTTAAGTGGAGATGCACCGACTTCTGATGTTATCGTTACATATAATCTTAATGCTTCGCATGATCAACCTGGAGCAGTGGAAATTAATTCAGCAACACCAAGTCAATTTACATTTACGCCATCAAATTATACAACTAAACAAGATTTAGTTATAAACTACAATTTAAATGGAACGGTACCAAGTAATAAATTGGCAAGTTATATCGAATTTTATGCAGCTTCTTCTGATCCTGTATATAATTATGCAGGAATAGTAAAACCAGCTGAATCGTGGACTAAAAATTATATAATTGGAACTGCAACTACAAATTTATCTCCAATAGTAATTACAGATCCAAATCCAATAACAAAACAAGAACAAATTAATACAATAATTCAACAAGAACATCCAAAAATTACAGTAACTAATTGCAGCATTCCAAATGAAAAAGGAACTGGATCTATTGTTGTCACATATAGTGGAACTGATATTGGTTGGCATACTGCATCAACAACTACATATCCTCTACAATTTACAGCTGAACTTGTCGAAAATAATAGTGGAGTTACAATTACTTCTTCTGAATATCAAGCCGAAACTACAAATAAAGATCTTCAAACTGGTTCAACTAGACAAATAAAACAATTTCAAAATGAATATTTGTCATTTATGTTTAATCTTTATGGTGTGGCTCAAGGAACTTATCATGTAAAAGTAACTATTCACTCAAATAATCCAAACTGGGAAGGATTAAACGCGACTTCTACTGTCACAGTCGGAGCTGCAATAGTACCTCCAGTTGATCCAAATATAATAGTTTGGTCTAATAATAATACAAGCCCAACAATTGGTGAACTTAATAATCCACCAAGAACTACGCATTCTAAAGGTGGAAGCAATATTATTGGTATAACATTAAATAAAGCTCCCACTGGTAGCGTATTAGTTAAAGCCAATTCATCATTAATTACTGGTGGCGGTGATGTAGTTACGTTTTCTAATAATTTTACAGATTATGCGCTTGGTAATACAGTTACATTTACGGCAAGTAATTGGGATAAGTTACATTCTTTTGTTGCTCTTGGGTATGATAACCTAAATAACGAATCTCTTATTACAACTCCATATTATATTGATTTAAAAGCATCTGCCAGTAATCCTGCTGATTCAGGTTTCGTTGGTTTGTCGAAACGAATTCCAATAACAAATACTGATTACGCAGAAGCTATTGGTGAGCCGATTTTGACAATTCTTGGAACAAAAACAACTGGCAATGGGTCTATAATTTCGGTATCCGTTGCATTAACTTCTCCTCCATTAGGAAACGATGTTGTTCGAGTTATGTTTGAATCTAATAATACAACAACTGGCGGTATTATTATTACTGGATCTGCATATGGCGCAAATGGTATATTCCAGTTTACAAATTCAAATTACGGCGTTCCTCAAACTCTACAAATTCAAGGAGCGCCTTTATCAGCTCTTGACTCTGGAGATGATGTAAAATATATATTAACGTGTACATCCGAAAAATGGGATACAGTTAACAATAAGAAAATTGCATCTGAATGGACTAATGAGATACTTACTGATTTAATTAACTCTCCATACATATATCGGTCAACTTCTGTAACCACAACTAGAAGAACTAAAAGATATGAGGCTTTGTGTTTAGGCAGAGATCCAAAATCATGGACTCCAGATATGACTCAAATACAAGCTAATATTCAACCGGAAAATAATCGCGGGACTATAGTTAGTTATCAAGTAGTTGGCCCATGGATTGATGTTGCACAAAATGCGCTTAAATATACTGCAAACTTTACAGGAAAAATATCTGCGCAAAGATCATCGTCCACTAAAGTTACACAAACTAATCACGCGGATTTAACAATAAGTTTAGATCCCAAATTTTATAATAACGTTTTAGATACTATGTTTGTTAATCCAAAAATTACATGTATTTCTGCATATAATATGACATCACTAAAAGATGTAACTGGTTCTATTAAGATTGATACAGCAGCTTCTGCAGCTTCTAATAGCCCTACAGTACCAGCAAGAGGCGGGTTTTTTGCCGTAATACCATATACAGGAAAAAATGGTACTGAAGTTCAACTAGTGACTACTTTTTATATTTCCGGAATATATTTTGATGCAATTGCAGCTGGATTTAAAGTTTCTGAATATGTTGATCAAGAGATAACAACTACATATTATAGAACAGACACATATGAACAAATTGGCGTACCTGACGTCAAAACTATTACTGGTACCGGAACTGATGTTGATTGGAAATCTTCTCCTGAATCAGTTTTAGCTGCATATAATGTTATCGCAAATAATAGAGCTTATGATGCAATTTTGCCTCAAACTGGATATAATCTTCGCGATAGGTTTTTATCTAAAGGCGTATTTACATCTGACATACGCGTGTTTGAAATAGAAACTCTTAAATCCAATTTAGAAAATAAAGGTATATTTATTGAAAAAATTAAAGAAAAAATTATTAATAGTGGTGGCTTTTCAGGCAATATTGACCCGAAATTAAAAACTGCATACACAAAAGAGTTAAATGACTATAATAATATTATTTTGGAATTAAATACTCTAGGTCTTGACGTAGCTGCTGCAGGAGGATATACAGTAATACCTCTTGTTTGGAATCCATTTGAATATACCAGTTCAATTAATTACGACTCTAATAGATAGTCGTTTTGAAAATATATGTAAATAAAACTTAAAAAGGGCTTTTTATGTCGCTAGATAGATCTTTAATAACATCTTATGTCAAAAATAAATTTATGACATCTGATTATATAAAAAATAGAATAAAACCAACCGGAACTCAAAAATATTATGACGAAGAAATTCAATTTTGGGTTGAACAAATTTACAATTCTGGTTGGGAGGAAACTTTATTTAATATAGAATTCAATAAAGTATATGAAACAAATCATGATAAATCATTAAGTTCTATATCTCCCAATGATTATATCGGGCAAACTTTTTACATAGATAATAAATCGTACCCAAAAGGTATGTTTATACATGATATTTGTATATTTACTGCACTAGAAGATACTTCAATTCCATTAACTCTTGATCTTAGAAAATTAGTTAATGGTATTCCTGAAGTCGATACGCTGCCATTATCATCCGTTACAATAAGACCGGCATACGATAGAACTGAAGCGCAAATTATTCCATGGGAACCTGATGCTATAGAAAAAAATAGTTTACGACAATTTAAATTTGACCATCCAGTCTTTGTTGAACCTGGATGGTATTGTTTTACTTTAAAAACTTCATCGTCAAAATATTCAGTCTATATTGCAGAAAATGGGAAAGGAACACTAAATACAGGAAAAACTGTAGTTAACCCATATCTAGGAGATTTTATATATTCGAGTCAAGGAGAATCATGGGTTATTGACCCAACAAAAGATTTATGCTTTGAGTTATCTAAATCCGAATTTCTTGTAGGAGAAAGAAATTTATATTTAAACATTAAACCAGAACAGTATTCTGATGAATTTGCATATGATTTATTACATTTTAAAACATCAATAACTGAAGTTCCTGGGCATTCGTATTTAGAAGAAGCTAAAGCAACTGTAACTGAATTTGGTACAAATAATTCTAACGACGTTGTCATATTTAAAAATAGTAATGCTGTTCCGCCATCGCATTCCACTATTAATAACAATGATGGCGCATTAATGTTAACATTAAAATTAATAAATAAAGATCCAAATTTAACACCTATAGTAGATTTACATGAGACTGGAGTTGTGTTGGTTAGAAATATTGTTGATTCGTACAGTCAATATATTTCCGATTCAGAATTAGGTCCAAATGGAAGCGCATTTGCAAAATATATAACAAAACCAATAATATTAAACGACGGGTTTGATGCTGATGGTATAACAGTATATCTTGACGTTAATAGACCAACTGGGTCTGATATAGAATTATTTTATAAAGTGTTAAATAAATATGACACCAGTGTTGCATTTGAAAATGCTAGGTGGCGTAGATTACCAAAAAAATCAACAGAAACAGCTTCACAATTATCTATTGATTTCGCTGAAGAAGAATATCAACAATTAAATATGTTTTATTTAGGCGAAAACGGCGAAACTTACACTACATTTAATCAATTAGCAATTAAAGTTGTATTTTATACTGATGATCCAACAAAAGTACCGTCTATTAAGAATTTTAGAGCTATTGCTTCTGTATAAATGGAAAAACTAAAAGTTAAAGATGCTCCGGGATGGATTAAAGATCCATCCTCTAAAGCTATATTAAATACAGATTTATCTGCATTAGAACAGCGAAGACAAAATAAGGTAAAAGCTAAACAAATAAATAGTTTAGAAGAAGATCTTACTAACGTTAAATCGGAATTAAGCGAACTAAAATCAGAAATTAAAGATATTAAAGATATTTTATTGCAATTTATAAATGCAAAATCTAATTTATAAATATAGCTGTAAAAATTTTATTTAAAGGGAAACGCAAGTGGCTATATCTCAGATTACATATTCTAATACATTCTCTCATTGGTTGATGGTAACAAATCAATTAGCGAGCGTCGTTAATACCCTTACTTTAGGGGATTTTTATAAAAATCAAGGAACTTTATATTTAAATTCTCCGCAAACGGGTTTATATGTAGGTAACTCTGCAATTTTTGGCGGAAACGTAACAGTATCTGGCCCAACTGGAACTATAATAGAAATTCGTAATCCAACAAATATTTATAATACTCTTTCTGTTACAAACCTTAATGGCAACATAATACGAAGCAATACAATAATTTCTTCAATTAACACATTTACATCAACTGCAACAGTTAATACGAAACTTACTGTTGCCAATTCTTCTGTGTTGTCTGGAAATACTAGAATAACTGGAGATTTTGGGGTAACTGGAAATACAGTAATTAATGGTAATACATCTATTTCCGGTATAACAACAATTAATGATGGCATGACATTAATTGGTTTATTAAATGCAACAGGAAGTATTATTGCTAATGGAACAATTGATTTATCTGGTAACTTAAATTTAACTGGCGATTCAACTTTAACTGGCGATATAACATCAACTGGCAATACTTCGTTTTACGGTAAATCTACATTTACCGGCGATACCGTAGTTTCTGGAAATACTGTTCTATCTGGAAATACTGTTCTATCTGGAAATACTGTTCTATCTGGAAATACATCATTATCTGGAAATACTGCTCTATCTGGAAATACAACTATTTCAGGCAAAACTCTATTATCCGGAAACACGTCAATATCTGGTAATACTGCTCTATCTGGAAATACGTTTATTTCTGGAAACACGTCAATATCTGGTAATACTGCTCTATCTGGAAATACATCATTATCTGGAAATACATCATTATCTGGTAATACTGCTCTATCTGGAAATACACTTATTTCTGGAAACACGTCAATATCTGGAAATACATCATTATCCGGAAACACGTCAATATCTGGAAATACATCATTATCTGGTAATACTGCTCTATCTGGAAATACATCATTATCTGGAAATACTGCTTTATCTGGAAATACATCATTATCTGGAAATATTACAGTTTATGATACAATAAACATCATTAATAATAAAGGTATTTCTGCAAATGGACCAATTAAAAGCGACACAACTGTTTCTAGTTCAATATTAATATCAGATATATTACAAGTAAATTCAAATGTAGTTTTTAATACAAGTAATGTAAAAATTAAAAATTCTGATGGACTATTATATAACATAATTTCATCAAAAGATTTAAGTGATGCTAATATTGCAATTTATAAAGATTTAGCCAATACAAATTCTAGTATTGGTTCTACGAATACCTATGTACAAAGCTGGGCAAATAATACATTCCTCAAATTTTCTGGAAATTCATCAAATACAGCGTTAATTCCAACATTACAAACAACTAGCTTTACTACAAAAGATTTAACTGTTACTGGTGTATTTACCAACCAAGGTTCTACTATTACGGATACTAATGAATATATTTTCCAAGCGAACTCAGGTTTACCTACATCTGTAAGCTCACAAATTACTGTAAATAGAGGCGAATCGGCTAATTCGGCAAATGTTAATGCTATGATAAGATGGAATAATCCATCTAAACAATGGGAAATTAGAGATGTCAATAGTAATACAGTATATTATAAAATAACAACGAAAAACGAATTAGATGGCGCAAATTCATACTTAACAACATTAATTGGTAATAAATTTACTACTGCAGCAACATTTAGTAGCGATTTAACTGTTACAGGCAATTTAGTTGTTAATGGGTTAACAACTACAATCAATACAAATACATTATCTATCGATGATAAAAATATAACCCTTGGTGATGTTACTTCATACACTTCAGTTACATTTAATTGTAGTATTGGTTCTGCAGTTATAACTGTCGCATCAACTACTGGGTTAATTCCCGGAATGGTTATCACTAAAACTGGCGGTACAGCTACGCCTACAGGAGGATCGGCTACAATTGTATCTATTGATTCCGCTACACAAATTACAGTTAATACAACTATTACTGGCGGAACGCAATTTATTGGTAATATTTCTGGCGTTTCAGATGTAACGGCAAACAGCGGTGGTATTACATTAAGAGGTACAACGGATAAAACCTTCAATTGGGCGAATACAACTTTTTCTGCTTGGGTTAGTTCTGAAAACATTGCATTAGCTAGTGGAAAATCTATTATACTTAATGGTTCTTCTTCTGGTATAACTACAGTACAACCAAGCGCGATTGCTGGGGGAGTTTTAACATTATCAGCTAATACTGGAACATTAATATCTACTGGCGATAGCGGAACTGTAAGTAACGCAATGTTAGCTGGTTCTATTTTAAATAATAAATTGGCAAATAGTTCTATAACTATTGGGACTACAAATATTACATTAGGTGGTACAAGTAATACAATACAAAATATTGTTAATTTAAAAATTGCTAATACAACAAATCCAGCAAATACAGTTTCGTTAATTTCCAGTGATATTGGCGGTAATAGTATAATTATATTCCCGAATCAATCAGGAACAGTAATTCTTTCTGGGGCAGCAGGAGCTCCAATTACTACTGAGATGATTGCTAATAATTCTATTGCAAATAATCATATTCATGATAGTGCTGCTATTGCAACATATAAATTAGCTGCAAATTCAGTAACATTTGGAACCACGAAACTATACTTAGGTGGTACAAGTAATACAATACAAAATATTGTTAATTTAAAAATTGCTAATACAACAAATCCAGCAAACACAGTTTCGTTAATTTCCAGTGATATTGGCGGTAATAGTATAATTATATTCCCCAACCAATCAGGAACTGTTGTAGTTTCTGGATCCAACGTTGCATCTATCAATGCTGCTATGATTGCTAATAATTCTATTGCAAATAATCATATTCATGATAGTGCTGCTATTGCAACATATAAATTAGCTGCAAATTCTATATCTGGGATATATTTAGGTGGCAATTTAAATTCATTAACTAATGGTACTGGATTAACTTGGTCTACTGGAACAAATTATAATGGTTCAGCTGCTGCAACTTTAGCAATTGATTCATCGACTGTTGCTATGAAAGCAGGCAAATTAAGTCAATTTGCAACTACAACTAGTTCTGAATTCCTTAGCGTTATTAGCGATAAACAAGGATCTGGTCAATTAGTTGCAAATATTAGTCCAACATTAACAACTCCAAATATAGGCGCAGCTACTGGGACGTCTTTATCATTATCAGGTGATTTATCAGCTAGAAATTTAACTATTAGCGGAACTACAACAACAATTAATTCAAGTACATTATCTATTGACGATAAAAATATTACTCTAGGTGACGCAGCTGGAATTTCAAATATAACATTTATTTGTACTTCGGGTTCTGCAGTTTTAACTGTTACATCAACTGCTGGAATGATTCCTGGAATGGTTCTTACAAAAGATACTGGCCAAGCGATTCCACCACCTGGAGCAACAATTGTATCTATTAATTCTGACACACAAATTACTATTAGTGGAACGGTTAATACAACTGCCGGAACTCAATTTGTAGGGCATTTTGATGGATATACTAATGTAACTGCAGACCAAGGCGGTATTACACTAAAAGGTACAACCGACAAAACTATAATATATTCTACTACTGCAGTAAGCGGAACTAGTGCATGGAGATTTTCAGAAAATATTGATTTAGTTTCTGGAAAATCATTTAATATTAATGGTACATTAATATCTAATTCAACACATTTAGGCACTTTATCAGGATCATCGATAACTAATGTAACTGCAAAAGGTTTATCTGCTAATTCTGATATTTCAACATATAGAGAGAAAGTTACTGATATACCTATTAGTTCAGGCGGAGTTACTAATATAGATGTAAGTGTTGGTAATATTTTTAATATAACACTTAGCTCTGGAATTGCAAGTCCAGTTGCTTTAAATTTAACAAACTATAATGTTGGTAGTGGATATACGCGACCAATAACATTAATAATTAAACAACCAGCGACAAGCGCAGGAAAGTTTGTTACTGTAGCTGGAGCTAAATATACTGATGGGATTGCTCCAATTTTATCAACCGCTGCCTCTGCTATGGATGTATTAACCTATTGGTCTATAGATAATGGTACAAACTGGTTTGGTACTTTTGCCATGGCTGGCATTATAATTTAACGTTTCTTTTAATAAGGAGAAAATTTATGACATTAAGATTAATTGATGAAATTTATTTATATATTTCCGTTGAACCTGAACACTCGATTGTTAATAATGAAATAATTGCATGGTTAGATCATACTGATATTTCGTATACAATATTAAATTATGGGCCAGATAGTCACCAAGGAGTATTTGATGCTTTAAACACTTGGTGGCAACTAGATGAAAATGGACAAAAACAAGGTCCAATATCTAGTTTCCCATTTGTAGTTTACACAGAAGCGCATTCAGATAAACCTATTTCATATTTACCAAAAAAATATTTATTAGGTAAAGATGAAATATTATCGAAATTATCTAATTTATATACATTAGGAAGATAAATAGTTAAACTCCTCCTCAAACACGTTAAATAAAAAGGAATAAAAGAATGCCAATTGGTATTGGAACCCAAATAAGAAGAACATTAGTTAATGCAAATACAGTAACTATAAATGTAGGAACAGGTTCAACAGTATTTCCGTTTGGAGTTCGTTCTGTTCTTGTAAATATGAGCGGAACTGCTGGAACTCCTGGAACTGCTGGAGTTGGTGGTTGCGGTGGTTGCGGTGGTTGCGGAGGAGCAAAAGGTACAGCAGGACTTGCAGGTCCAGGCGGAAATGCAGGTACAGGGGGAAATGCTGGTCCAGGTGGAGCTGCGGGAACTAAAGGATTTGGGGGTGCTGGTGCTTGCGGAACTTGCGGTGGTTGCGGTAGTTGCGGAGGAGATAAAGGTACAGGGGGAAATGCTGGTCCAGGTGGAGCTGCGGGAACTAAAGGATTTGGGGGTTGCGGAGGAGATAAAGGTACAGCAGGACTTGCTGGTCCAGGTGGAGCTGGAGGAGCAAAAGGAACAGCAGTAGCTGGAACTGGTGGTAATGGAGGAGTTGGAGGAGGAGCTGGCGGTACTGCTAATTATCTTATAACGTCAGCAGCAAAACCAACAAGTTTAAAACACGCAGAATCTGCCGGTGGTTCTCATGGAACATCAACTTTTCCTGGAGATGCATGTTTTTGCTCTTCAGGTAGACCCGCTATTTACTATCCGAGTTCGCCTAGCACTACTCAAGGTATGTATAGCGGATGTGGCGGTTGTGCTCCATTTTATGGAGCATCTACTTTATCTTATACAGGACAAGGAGGAGCAGGTAAATATGTACTTGGATGCAAAGCTTGTATTTGTGTGGCTAGAGCGGGTTGCGCCGGAAAAGCTGGAGGAAGTAAAGGTTATTTTAGTTGCCCAACAAATACATATGTAATAAATTCTATTGGCCAAGGCGGAGGAGGGGGGTCCGGAGCCGTATTTAGATATGGTCCATATGGTTGGTATGGAGCAGGAGGCGGGGGTTCTGGTGGAACAGGAGGAATAGGAGCAGCTGGAACAGGTGGAACAGCTAATGCAGGTAATCCTGGAGGATTAGCACCGGATTGTTGGACAGGAAAAGCTGGAAATGCAGGAGGATTAGCACCGGATTGTTGGACAGGAAAACCTGGAAATGCAGGAGGATTAGCACCGGATTGTTGGACAGGAAAACCTGGAAATGATGGAAAATGCGCTAGTTTAGATGGTTCGGATGCATCCGAACCAACTGTAGGTGGTTTAGATGGAAACGATGGAAATGCAGGAGGATTAGCACCGGATTGTTGGACAGGAAAAGCTGGAAATGCAGGAGGATTAGCACCGGATTGTTGGACAGGAAAACCTGGAAATGCAGGAGGATTAGCACCGGATTGTTGGGAAGGAAAAGCTGGGTCTGCTGGATCTGCTGGATCTGCTGGATCTGCTGGAGACACAACAACCTTTTTAGGATTAACTGCTGGAGGAGGATTAGCAGGAACAGGGAATACAGGTTCTCCAGGTGAATGTGGAGCAAAAGGACAAAAAGGTTCTAGTGGAACTGATGGAACAAAAGGACAAAAAGGTTCTAGCGGAAATGATGGAACAAAAGGACAAAAAGGTTCTAGTGGAAATAAAGGGTCTAAAGGTTCTATTGGAATAAAAGGATCTAAAGGCGCAAAAGGACAAAAAGGTTCTAGTGGAACTGCTGGAACAAAAGGACAAAAAGGTTCTAGTGGAAATGATGGAACAAAAGGACAAAAAGGTTCTAGCGGAAATGCTGGAACAAAAGGACAAAAAGGTTCTAGTGGGAATGATGGTGTAGCAAATGCAGGAATAGCTGGATATTGGGGCGGAGGTGGAGCTGGTGGATATGGAGGAACTATATATACCAGCGACGGTGTTGGAATTGCTGCTCGCGGAGGAGCTGGCGGATCTGGTGGAGCAATAACTGGAGGCGGAGCAGGCGGAACTGGAGGATATTTACTTACTCCTACTGCTGGATCTCCTGGACCTAAAGGTCCAGATGGTAGCGCAACACAAGGAAATTGCGGGTCTACTGGAGCAGCTGGTAGCGCTGGCGTTGATGGAGCTAAAGGTTCTAAGGGAGCTGATGGAAATTGCGGGTCTACTGGAGCAGCTGGTAGCGCTGGCGTTGATGGAGCTAAAGGTTCTAAGGGAGCTAAAGGTTCTAAGGGAGCTAAAGGTTCTAAGGGAGCTGATGGAAATTGCGGGTCTACTGGTGGTGCTGGTGGTGCTGGTGGTGCTGGTGGTGTTGGAGCAGCTGGTAGCGCTGGCGTTGATGGAGCTAAAGGTTCTAAGGGAGCTAAAGGTTCTAAGGGTGCATCTGGAACATCAAATTCCGGCGGAGCAGCAACAACTATTAGCTGTAAATCTGTATCTATTTCGAGTAGAATAAATTATAATTATACTGCAGCTTCAACTATTACAGTTAAATGGCCAAGGCAATAATATATAATATAGATATTAATAAAAGGAATAATATGAAAAAATACGAATACACATATAAAATATTAAATATAGATTTACATTCTTCTAGCGTTACAATTAAATATACTCCAACAATAGAAACATTAACTGCTTATACATTTAACGTTCCATACAGAATTATAGGTGACAACGAAGAAGAAATAGTATTAATAGATATTATAAAGAACAGCGCTCCACATATTAGATGGGAAAATCAAGAATTACTTGTTGCTGATTTTGATAATTTATTATATAAAACGGAATTGATTACCACAGATGCTTGAAATACAAAATAATGGTATTGCGATATTTGATAACGCTTTTTCTGATAAATTTTGCGACCAATTAATAGAACACTTTACTTGGTCGCAAGAAAATAATATGTCATGGAATAGACAAGACTCAGAAAATACTGACGAAATATATAAAAACGATTCTTCAGTTGCATTACAAAATAAATGTTCAGAAAGATGTTTTTCTTCTGATCATACAAATTTAATTTCAAAATTTAATAGTATATTCTTTGATACATGGTATAAAGAATATACTAATTTTTTCTCGACTTTAAATTCTGCAGCAACTCACGGTATATACACATATAAAATACAAAAAACCATGCCTGGACAAGGATATCATGTATGGCATTTTGAATCCGGAAATATGGTAACGTCAAGAAGACTTGGGGCATATATTTTATATTTAAATACTGTTGATGACGGCGGAGAAACTGAATTTTTGTATCTCCGTCAACGAGTAAAACCAGTTAAAGGTAGGTTATTAATTTTTCCAGCAGGATATGTATTTACTCATAGAGGAAATCCTCCTCTATCAAACGATAAATATATAATGACAGGTTGGTTGGAGTATATGAATGGCTAGATATTTATTTCCACCCCCTCCTCCAACAACTTTAGAAGTTGGCCCATATGCTTTTTGGGAAGGCGGGTTTTCAGACGAAGATATTGATAGAATAATAAAACTTGGAGAAGATAGAAACCCCCTTCAAGCTCAAATAGATGGAGGAAGAGTCGTTCGAGATATTAGAATTTCTAATACTTCATGGATAGATTTAAAACAAGATTCTGAATGGTTATATGATAGAATATCTGATATAATTAATAAGTTAAATTTTAAGTATTATAAATTTGATTTACATGGATTTTATGAACATATGCAATATACTATATATGAAGGTAACGATTTAGGGCATTATGATTGGCATCTTGATGCAGGAAATACTAGTATTCCACCAAGAAAATTAAGTTTCATTTTACAATTATCTGACCCAGACAGTTACGAAGGCGGCGATTTACAAATAATGAATTCAACAGAACCAACTACTGTCAAAAAAGAAAAAGGATTTGCTGTAGTTTTCCCTAGTTATACATTACATAGAGTTACTCCAGTAACAAAAGGAATTAGAAAAACTTTAGTTATTTGGGTCACCGGACCAACATTTAGATAAACTAATCAGAGTTATATTATGAAACCAATTAAAAAATCAAGAAGAAATAAACATAAAAACATTTTTTCGAATAACGTGAATAAAAAACAAGAAATAAAGTTAGAAGCAAATAATTATTTTCCGTCAACTATATATTCAGCTGATATTCCTGAGTTTTTAGGCATAGTAACAAAAGTATCAGATGATTTTTTATCTAATAACCCAGATAAAATAAACGAAATTTATCCTGTTCGTATGACTCCAAATTTCTCTAACGACCCTAGATTAGTTGAATTTAGCACTGTTATATTAGATTTAGGTTGGGATATATTAAAACAACAAGGTTATGATATGAATTCATATAGAGTAATATTTACTGCTATGTGGACGCAACAACACCATAAATATTCTCTAATGGAGCAACATATGCATAAAGGGGATCAATTAGTTGGATTTTATTTTTTAAAAACTCCAGAAAATTGTTCTAGACCTTTATTTTATGACCCAAGGCCAGCTAAAGTAATAACAGATTTACCTGAAGAAAATGATTCAAATTTAACAAATGCAACAAGTATCGTAAATTATTTTCCAACCCCAGGAAACTTGATTATCACAAATTCATATATTCCACATTCATTTACCAAAAATGCATCAATCAAACCAACTGAATTTATACATTTTAACATGACTGTCATCCCATACGTAAAAGAAACTTGCGATGTAGAAATAGTATGAAATATTTAATAAGATTTAACAAAACTAGAGGGCAACCTAATCGCGGAACTCTTGAGCATGTATGGAGGGTTTTTGAGGATAAAAAAGAATATCTTGTTAAACACGTTCAAATTAATGTTAATTCTTTCAGTGAAAGAACTGGAGAAGATTGGAATATTGCATGCGAAGGAATATTGACTTTAAATAGAGAAACATCGACCGCTATTATAAATATGGAATAAAAATTATTTCTTTATTATAAATAGATAATAAATTTAGAATAAAGGGATTTTCAAATGGCTCAAGTTACAACAAGAGACGAATTAAAAGATTATGCTCTAAGAAGATTAGGTGCTCCAGTTATCACTATCAATGTTGATGACGAACAATTAGAAGATAGAATTGATGATGCGATTCAATTCTATCAAGATTATCATTATGATGCTACAGAATCATTTTTCTGGAAGCATGAAATTACCCAACAAGACGTTGATCAAAAATATTTTACTATTGATCCAGGAATTTTAGGTATCACTAGAATTTTTGCATTAAATGAAACTATTACTAAAAATAATATGTTTGACTTAAGATATCAACTTCGTCTTCACGAATTATATGATTTTACATCAACATCATATACCAATTTCTCTATTACAATGCAACATCTCCAAAATTTAAGCGAAATGTTTACTGGAGAAGTTCCAATCAGATTTCAACGCCATACCGGAAGATTATATGTAGATTGGGGATGGGGGTCATCACAGATTCCAGTTGGATCAATGGTTGTCGCTGAGGGATATAAAGCAATTGACCCAGAAACTTTTGAAAGCGTTTATAATGACCGTTGGCTAAAAGAATATGTTACTGCATTGTTTAAACGTCAATGGGGCGATAACATGAAAAAGTTTGGCGGTATTCAACTTCCAGGTGGATTAACTTTAAATGGTAAAGAAACTTTTGATGAAGCAATATCAGATATACAAAGATTAGAAAATGAAATGCAAGATAGATATGAATTGCCAGTTCAATTTTTAGTTGGATAATTATTATGCCAAGTAAATATTTTCAAAATTATGGTAAAGCAGCAGTCGAGATAAATTTAATCGAGGATCTCTACAACGAGGCGATAAACATTCAAGGCTTCAGTGGTTACTACATTCCAAATTCGAACGTTGAAGGACGAGATTTAATCTATGGAGACGATCCTTTAAAGCAGTTTGACGACGCATATAAAATGGATATGTATTTGGTTAATACAATGGATTATGGAGACGAACAAGACTTTTTCTCGAAATTTGGATTAGAAGTAAGAAATCAAACTAAAATTCAAATATCGTTTCGTGAATTTATGAAACGAACAACTAAACAGTTTGAACGCCCAATAGAAGGTAATTTAATTTTTATACCGTTTTTTAAAGATTCTGGAGAATTATTTGAAATTAAATTTGTAAATACATCCAAAGATTTATATACTTTAGGTAGAGTTAGACCTTTCTATTACGAATTATCTCTTGAACCATTTAAATATAATGATGAAAGTTTGGATACTGGTATTGATTCTATTGATATGATTGAAATTATTGAATCATATAAAACTATTTTAGATGTTCAAGCGGGTACTGGTAATTATACTATTGGAGAAATAATTTATCAAGGTAATGCTAATAATAAAGTTGCTTATGGTGAAGTTACTGCATGGGATAGCGCAAACTCTATTGTAACTATAATGAATAATAGTGGAGAATTTTCTAATACAGCAGGATATATTTATGGCGCCAATAGTAATGCACAATATTTATTAACAACTATTGATGCTAGAGTTCATGAATCTCAATTTGATAATATACCTATTTTCGATGAAGTCGTTGATTTTATTGATACTTCTGAAGGTTTTGGTAGTTTAAAATACAAATAAGGTAAAAAAGATATGAGTTCATATAGATTACAATCAATAAGAAAAACTACTATAGCATTTGCTAGTCTATTTAAAGACATTCCATTAATAAAATATGACGATCAAGGGCGCGAATCAGAAAGAATAATTGTTCCAATTATTTATGGCGATAAAGAAAAATATGTGAAACGGTTAGACATTTCACATGAAAAAGTACAAATAACATTACCTAGAATTGAATATGGTTTAACATCAATGGTTTATGATGTAGATCGTAAATTAAATTCAGCAAATAAATTAATGGGTTGTGCTGCAGCTGGAGATATGTATGTTAATTCTCCAATTCCATATAATTTTAATTTGGAGTTAGTGTTATATACTAGAAATATTGAAGATGCAAACCAAATAATGGAGTATATTTTATCGCATTTTACGCCAGATTATAATATAAAAATTGTTATGGTTCCGGAAGCAGGTATTGTTAAAACTATACCAATAACATATAACGGCGAATCTGAAGAAGAAGATTCCACTGGATCGTACGATTCTCCAGTTAGGTCTGTGTTTAGAACATTAACATTTACTGCCAGAAGTTTTATTTACCAACCTCCATTAGAATACAAACCAATTTTACAAGCAAATACATTTGTTTATATACCAAGCCCAATTATGAGTTATACGTTAACTGATGGAACTGGATACTTTACAAAAGGAGAAAGCGTATTCCAGGGTTATTCTTATGATAGAGCTTCAGCAAGAGGAAGTGTTGTAACTTGGAATGCTAATAACTTGATATTAACTCTTGATACTGTTGTTGGAACATTCGTTGCTAACTCAATTATAACTAATTTAACGGGATCAGCTCAGTATATTATTGCCGAAACTCCAAATAAAGGATTAGCTTATGATACTGGCGTTACGCCAACTCCAAACACATTCCCAGTTGTTGGACCATATACAGTAAATCAATCTAACTTGGATTATACAACGTAATTATGACATCTAAATTTAATAAAACAATGGAGGAAATATTTAATGTTCCTTCATTGGTGAACGAAGAAGAAACTGAATTTGCAGAATTTTTACCTGCAGAACAATCAACTCACGATTTATCTACTTTATTAGATCACGATTTAAAAACTGATTATGAAAAAACTAGAGAAAGTATTGATTCGTTAATTGCAAAAGGAACTGAAGCTATTGATGATATGTTGGCAATTGCTAGGCAATCAGAAAAAGCTCGCGATTTTGAAGTTGCTGGCAATATGATAAAAACTGTTGTTGATGCATCAAAAGAATTACTTGAAGTTCAAAAGAAAATGCGCGATATTACAGGTAAAAAAGAAAACGTCACTCAAAATATTAAAAATGCAGTTTTTGTTGGTTCTACTAAAGATTTAATACGATCTATTAAAAACGAGAATAATGAATGATTGATTTTGAGGGTAGCAATAAGTTATATTATAGAGATAATCCTAATCTAAGAAGAGCGGGTATTGAAAATTGGGAATTCGATCAACATCAAACAGATGAACTTAGAAAATGTATTAATGACCCAATATACTTTATTCGTAATTATGTAAAAATTATTAATCTTGATGAAGGTCTTGTCTATTTTGATATGCACGACTATCAAGAAGAAATGGTTCAAGCATTTCATGAAAATAGATTTTCTATTGTAAGAATTGGCCGTCAGTCAGGTAAAACCACAACATCTGTTGGATATCTTTTATGGTTATCATTATTTACCGAAAATTATAATATTGCCATTACAGCTAATAAAAAATCATTAGCTGTTGAGATTCTTTCTCGATATCAATTAGCCTATGAAAATTTACCTATGTGGTTACAACAAGGTATTGTTATATGGAATAAAGGTAGTATTGAATTAGAAAATGGATCAAAAATGTTAGCAGCTTCTACTGCTGCTAGTTCCGTTCGTGGTGGATCATTTAATCTTGTATTTATGGACGAATTTGCTCACGTTCATAATAACTTAGCCGAAGAATTTTTTACTTCAACATATCCTGTAATTTCCTCAGGTAAAACAACAAAAATTATTATTGTATCTACTCCTCGTGGTATGAATTTATACTACAAAATGTGGATGGATGCAGTAAGTAAAAAGAGTGATTATAAAGCTGTTGATATTCATTGGTCTAGAGTTCCAGGGCGCGATGAAAACTGGAAAGAAACTACGATTAGAAATACTTCTGCTCGTCAGTTTAACCAAGAATTTGGTTGCGAATTTTTAGGTTCTACAAATACATTAATCGATGGATCAAAATTACAAACTCTTGTTGCAGTAGATCCATTAGATACTGATGATGAAATATTTGCTGGAATAACGATTCCAAATGAAATGGATGTATTTATTCCTCCAGTTAAAGAATCATTTGATGATGAAACTAAAAAACAAATAGATAAAGACCATATCTATGCAATGACTGTTGACGTTTCAGAGGGGAAAAACTTAGATTATGCTGCATTTTCCATTTTTGATGTATCAACAATTCCATATACACAAGTAGCTACATATAGAAATAATCAATTACATCCAATGTTATTTCCAGATATTATTAAAATGGCTGGAGAATATTATAATAATGCATATGTATTAATTGAGGTTAATAATAATCCAACAGTAGCAGATACTTTATTTCAAGATTTAGAATATGAAAATGTATTAAAAGTTTATGCAGGAAACAAAAAAGCTCAACAAATAAGCGAGAACGGTAAAGCAACACAAAATGGCGTAAATATGAGCCCATTAGTCAAACGTGTTGGCTGTACTACATTAAAGACTTTAATTGAAACTGATAAATTACGAATTAATTCCAGCGAAACTATATATGAATTAACTCGATTTATTGCAACAAACAACTCATTTGCAGCTGAAGAAGGAGCTAATGATGATTTAGCAATGACTTTAGTTATTTTTGCTTGGTTGTCAACTCAAAAATTATTTATAGAATTATCTTCTACAGATATCCGTAAAAGATTACAAATAGAAAATAATTATATTAAAGAAGATGATATTGACGTTCCACCTATGCCGCAATTTAGTAATCCATTAATGGATAGATTTACATTAGAAGATGGCGATTTATGGGAAGTTGTTGAACCAGCAGGATTTTATTATTAAACATAAACGCTGAAAATTATAAATACCTCTATGAAAACTGATTTTCTATTTTTATAACAAGGAGTACAATTTATGGGGTTTCAATTATCACCTGGAGTAAATGTATCAGAAATTGATTTAACTAACGTAGTTCCAGGAGTTAGTTCATCAATAGGAGCATTTGCCGGACAATTTAGCTGGGGACCAGCAGGTATCAGAACATTAGTAGATTCAGAAAATAGATTAGTTTCTACTTTCGGCAAACCTACAAATGAAAATTACGAATCATTCTTTACTGCTGCTAATTTCTTAGCGTATACAAACAATCTTAGAGTTGTTAGAGCTATAGACAATTCTAATACATTTAACTCAACATGTATTTCAGAATTTATCAATTTAAATTCTTTAACTGCAAATACTCGTTCAGGGAATACAGAAGTAGTATTTAACCAAAGCATTGGATCTTATTTGAGTAGTGGAGATAAATTTACATTAACTACAGTTGACGGTCCATTTATTTTGACTGCAAATACAGTTAACGGAAATGTCGTAAATGTTGTTGCTAATATCGTTGGAGCAGCAAATGGAGCAATTGCAGTTTTACCTGCGTCTCAAACAGATGTAAGTATTGCAAACGAAGAAGATTATGAATTAAATTTTGATGCAGGAACATATTCTAAATTTGGTGCATTTTTTGGCCGTTATCCAAGCGATTTAGGGAACTCATTAAGTATTTCTGTATGTTCTTCTAATACCTCATTTAGTCAAACAGGATTAACTGCAAATACAACATTAGGTGTGCCATCTGTAACATTAAACGTTGGATATGCTAATACATTCTTGACTATTGGCGATATAGTAAAAGTTGGAGGAACCGATTATCCTATTTCTGGATTTACTTCTACTTCTGCGACAAATACAGTTTTAGCAGTTTCTAAAAATGGAGCAGCAACTGCAACTAATACTACGGCATCAACAAGATGGGCGTATGCAGACCAATTTGACTCAAAACCTACTTCATCAGCATATGCTATTGATAGTAAAGGTGCGGAAAACGATGAATTACATATAATTGTAATTGATACTGATGGAAAAATTACAGGCGAAAAAGGAACTATATTAGAAAAATTTGCTCATGTATCAAAAGCGCAAGACGCAAAAACAGATGACGGCTCGCCAAGCTATTATGTAACTAAAATTTTAAATGAATCAAAATATATCTATGTTGCTAACCATTTAACTGGTTCGACAAATTGGGGTGATATGCTTGATAATGGACTAGTTTACGATAAATTAACAAATTATTATCGTAAATTGGGAAGAGGAACTAATGTTGCTCCATCTGCAGGAGATTTACAATTAGCATACGATAAATTTAGTAATGCTGATGAGGTTGATATTTCTTTATTGTTATCTGGCGCTGCTGATGCCACTTTAGCTAATCATGTATTAGATATAGTAAACCAAAGAAAAGATTGCGTTGCATTTGTTTCTCCATTAAGAGCTGATGCAGTTGATTCAGTTAATTTAGATAACATTATTGAATATAGAAATGCATTAACTCCATCAACTTCTTATTCAGTATTTGATTCTGGATGGAAATATCAATTCGATAAGTATAACAACAAATATCGTTATGTTCCATTAAATGGTGATATTGCGGGTTTATGTGCTAGAACTGATAATGTAAGAGATCCATGGTTTTCTCCTGCTGGATTTAATCGCGGTCAAATCTTAAATGCAATTAAATTGTCATGGAATCCAACTAAAGCTCAAAGAGATGAATTGTACAAAAATGGAATTAATCCAGTTGTTGCATTCCCAGGAGAAGGAATTATCCTTTATGGCGATAAAACAATGCAAATGAAACCATCTGCATTTGACAGAATTAATGTTCGTAGATTGTTTATTGTTCTTGAAAAAGCTATTGCAATTGCAGCAAAATACTCTCTATTTGAATTCAACGATTCGTTTACAAGAGCGCAATTTATATCTATGGTTGAACCATTCTTAAGAGATGTAAAAGGACGTAGAGGTATCTATGATTTCTCGGTAATTTGCGATGAAACAAATAATACTGCTGAAGTTATTGATACAAATAGATTCGTTGGTGATATTTACATTAAACCAGCTAGATCTATCAACTTTATCCAGTTGAATTTCGTAGCAGTTCGTACTGGTGTTGACTTTACTGAAATTGCAGGTAAATTCTAAGTAACAGTTAGTTTGGTGACGGGGAGACTCGTCACCAACCATTATAAATAATTAAAAGAATATTTACGATTTTCAAATAAGGAGTATCCGAACATGGCGTTCAATATTGCAGAATTTAGATCAGCAATGATTGGTGATGGTGCTAGACCGAATTTATTTTCAGTTTCGCTTACATTTCCAACTGTTGCTAGTGCACCTGTTGCATCTAAACAATTAACATTTATGGCTCATGCTACAACATTACCTCCATCAATTATGGGCGTTGCATCACAATTTTACTTTGGTCGTCAAGTAAAATTTGCTGGCGATAGACAATTTCCAGATTGGAGTATTACAGTTATTAATGACGAAGATTTTAATATTAGAAATGCATTTGAATCTTGGTCAGATAAGTTAAATAGTCATTCACAAAACGTTCGTGCAGCTGGAGCAATCAATTCAACATTGTATTGCGCTGATGCTGTTGTTACGCAATACAGTAAAACTGGTGCACCAATCAAAGAATATAAATTTGTTGGTATGTTCCCTAATACTGTTGATCCAATTGCTCTTGATTGGGGTTCAAATGATAGAATTGAAGAATTTGGTGTAACATTCTCGTATCAATACTGGGAATCTAAATCAGTAACCTAATATATAAGAATATACTATTAATATTTAAAAAAGGTAATTTATTTTGGCTAAATTTTCATTATTCGGTTTTAAAATAGGGAAAGATACACCAGCACAGGAAGTGCTACCTTCTTTTTCAGCTCCAGTACTAGATGATGGTGCAGTTACTATAACTGCAGCAGCGCATTATGGTACCACTATTGATTTAGATTCAAATTATAAAAATGATGTAGAGTTAATTACTCGATATCGCGAAATGGCTATGCAACCAGAAATTGAAAGTGCTGTTGATGATATTATTAATGAAGCAATTATCAATGAAGATGGAGTTATTGTAAAATTAAAATTAGATAATTTGAAAGTTGCACCTAAAATAAAGAAAGCTATTGAAGATGAATTTGATAATATCTTGACTCTTTTGAATTTTAAACAATTGGGTCAAGATATCTTTAGAAGATATTATATTGATGGAAGAATGTATTATAATATTATTCTTGATAAAGCAAACCCAAATGCGGGTATTCAAGAATTAAGATATACAGATCCACGAAAAATTACAAAAATTCGCGAAATT